CAAAAGCTGCGCCTTGTGTATTAACTGTAAGATCAGATGCTGCGTTAGCTATATTAGAAGAGTTTCTTCCAACAGTCAACGCGTTAGAATTAAAATCATAACCTTGATCTACAAACGCTACCACATCTCCTGTAGCTGGTGATGCAGGGAGTGTAACGGTTACCCCTCCACCATTTGTATTTACTAAAAGTTGAGCACCAGCTTGAACTGTTTCAGCTGCTGAAATTGCTCTCCAATTTCTTTGCTCAGATAATTTTACAATATTTGTACCATCAGAATAGAGCACATAGTTGTTTCCTTCACATAAAAGGACCCCTGTACCTGATGATGTTTTGAAAGTTAAAGTATAACCTGCATGATCACATGCATTTTGTACATGATAAACTTTTTCAATTGAATTTGGAATACTAACAGTTCTATTAGCTGCTAGTGTACCTGTTAATTTAATAACATCATTCTTACCATTTGATAAAGCACCATTTGTAAAAGTTAAAGATCTATTGGCATTAGTTAAATTAAATGTAGTAAAACCACCAATAGCTTGTTCTAAAATTAATAAGTTTGTATTTGTAATTTGTCCCCAAGTTCCTGAGTTTTCACCCGTCGCTTGTACTGTGAGTTTTAAATTAGCTGATGTTGAATTCGCCATTTTTTAATTCCTTATACGTTTATTTTATTAAAAATAAGAGTTTCTGTCAAACTCATTATGCAGCTACTTCCTGCCATCCAGGAGGATCTAAAGGCGCTGAACCTGTATCAACTTCGTTCCAGATTAAAGCATTAGCAGATCCTTGGTTTATAGTCAAGCCTAAACCTGTAACAGGTATATCAACGTGAATATTAATATTAAATGCTGAAGAAAGTCTTACTTCTGCTGGTATTCCTGTTGGTACAACTTCTTGACTAGGAACAGCTACTACAGTTCCTAATCCAGCTGTCATTGGAATACCTGAAGGAGTTGCACCTGCACCAGCTTGACCTACAGCTGTACCTAAAGATGCAACCATTGGCTCGCCAATAATCATTGCATCTGGTGCTGGATCTACATCACCTAAAGTTGCTTGTGCTACATTTAAAGTATTAAGAGTTAAAGTAGCTGAGCCTGTAGACGCTAATGTTCCAGCCGCAGCTGTCATTGCAATACCTGTTACAACTGCAGTTGCAAATTGACCTTCAACACCCCACGCATTAACATTCCATTGTTGTCTGCCCCAACCTGTTTGATTAAATGCATCTATAGTTCCAAGACCCATAGACATTGCAATACCTGAAGCCATAGCATCAGGACCAGCGTCTGCTATTCCCTCTGTTGCAGTTAATGGTAAACCTGATGGAAAGACAACAGATCGAATATCTATTGTTACATCATTAAGAGCAGTTGTAATAAGTTGATTGTTATTTGTAGAAGGACCTGTAGATACATCAATAGACGCTACAACACTTCCTAAAGTAGCTGTAATGGCATCACCAGGAGCTATAAGATTTCCTGCAATACCCCACGCAGAATCATTCCATGCTAGTCTACCCCAGCCAGTATTAATTTCACCAACAGTTGTTTCATCACCTAAAGATGCAGTAAGGGCAATACCCGTGACTGTAAAAGTAGGGTCTGCTGAATCGTTCCATTGGTTTTGACCCCAAAAGCCAGTACCCCAAGTTCCGGATGCCATAGGAGGTTACCTCCTACGATTAACCAGAGATCCTTAGAATCGCTGCTGTTGATGTGTTAGCCGGAAACTGAATTGTGAAAACTCCAGATGTAGCTGTTTTATTTCCTCCAAAATCTAAAACTGCCACCGCTGAATTTGAGAACGATGTGTTATAGATTAAAGCTCCTCTAGCAGTAATAGTAACGTTCGTAAACGATCTGTCTGCGAAGTCTACTCTTGCTACACCAGCTGTTATTGAAGTTGCTAAGTTAACTAATTTTCCACCACCCGCTGTATATTGTCCAGAGTTTGGAACTTCGTTAGTAGGTGAGCTAGTTAACAAAGAAGTTGTAGCTGAGTTTAGAGTTGCTGAAGAAGTATAAAGAGCTATTTTAAAAATATCACCAGCTGGTGCTGCAGTAAAATCCTGATCACCATCTAATAATTGTTTTTTAAAAGAGTTTGCAATTGCTTGTGTTATAGCCATGTTTATTTTCTCCTATTTACCTATACGAGGAACACCACTTTGATATTCATCTCGTCTTCTTCTTCCCATTTGTTCTATTGAGAAGCCTTCTATTGCTTGTTTATACCTTCCTTCGTATAATTGCAAGAGATCATTTGGCCCCTTTAGAAAACTAAAAGCCTCAACTAGGCATGCATACAAAAGTCCGTTGGGAAATTGCAGACTTAAATATGTAGTAGGAACTGTACTCGATAATCCATCGGGTTTCAAGATATAATTTAATTGAATTGTGTAGGTAGCATCTGGAGTAGGAGCCACGACCACCGTATCCTGATCCCAGTTACTGTAATATTTAGGTACTCCTTGAGAATTTAGATTATTAAATTCAGACATAAAACTAGTATCTCTATATTGTAAAAACTCTCTATTATCAGGGTTAGCTGTCCCGTCAGAATCTACGATTTGAGCAGATCTAATAACTAATAAATTGTCAGGAGTGTCTATAAATCTTGTCCCGGCTATTAGCTGAGCAGTCACATATCTCCTATTATTGTCAGAATCTACATCTCTAAGAATTCTAAATTCTGCATCTTCGATAAAACCATTTACAATAGTATCAGTCAAAACTGTACTTGTAACTTCTGTATAGTCTCTAATTTTTTGAACTAATTCTGTATACGTCATGTTATACTTACCGTAACCTCTCCTACGTTTATTTGTGCTTCTCTTCTTCCATTTATAACAGATGGACTTTCAGGTACCATACTATTATTACTAAAATCTTGAAAGGCAAAATCTCCAGGTAAAGTCAAACTAGCCACCATATTCCCACCACCAATTTGATCAGATGGAAAACGTTGAGGTCTTGCTTGCTCTAAACCTTGTGGGTCAGCTACAAAAGGTTTTGGTTCCAACTGTGGTTGCTTTCGTTCGTATTCTGTTATGTGTACAAACGCACCATTCCATTCGGTAACCATTTCTCTCCACGGAAATGCTTGACCACTTCTATCAGATATTGCTAACGCATATTTACCTTTTGCAAACTTTGCCATACTACTCTACTTTTTTATTAACCATATTTATTCGTTCAGTTAATTTTATTATATCCTTCATATCTAAAGTGCCTTGTAAAGATTTATAATCATCAATACGAATAGGCTGAAATCCTAATTCTTTTATAGCTCTTAAATAATCTAAATAACCACCTTCTTCTAATTTTATACGACCACCATCAGCTTTATCTTTTCTCATCATTTCAGCTCGAGCGTTCATCATGTCATCTAATTCTACAATAGCTTTGTTATAAATTTCACTTTGTTGACGACCACTTAAATCGTAAAAGTCTTTACCGTACATTGATTCGGCTAATTCATCTGCTATTTCTTGTATTTTATCTTTGTCCATTATATCTCCGGGTAGTAGGTTTTAGGTGAAATATAAACACTTGCAGGTGATCCATCTTCCTGCAGTGCTCTTTGTATTTCATCTTCATAAATTAATTTCATTTCTTGAGTTCTTTGTGGTGCTTTCTTCATAGCCATATAATAAGCTAAACCTGCACACATACATGGTACAAATCTATTAACTACATCAGCTTCGTTAGTGTATTTACCTGCATCTTGAATTCTTTTTACATAATAAAAATAAATAAAATTACCTGCCTGTGTATCTCCAGGTGTTAGATACAAAGTAATTGTAACTTTATCTATAAATCTTTGTACAAAATATTGTGATGGCTGACCTGTAGAACTTTTATTTGAGAAGGCTTGATATTGTGATCTGTTAATTTTTGAAAGTGGTGTGTCTACATCACTTGTGTTTCGGAAACTTGCTTCAAGGATATCTGAAACCATGTCAACAAAATTTGTAACTGCGTCTCCAGACGAGTGCCCTGCAGCTGTAGTTCCATCTGCTCCTCTACCAGAAGCTTCGCAGATTATATTATTACCAGAAATAGAAGTATAAATAATTACTTCG